TGTTGACATTGCGTTTCATTTTTGCCGCAATTTCATCCATTTTTTTCATCAACTTGGGGGTCATTGCATCAAGTTCAGTAGTGATTCCGTCAACTATTTTTTGCGCTGAATCAATACCGCTTTGATACCATTTTGTTGCCGCGTTCAAACCGACTTTATCGGCGGCGGCTTTTGCTGAATCCACCAAAGCATTTGTTTGATCAATTGCAACTTGGCCGCCAAGGATCAATTCATCAGCAATGTAGGTTCCTGCTTCTTGGCCTGCTGACAAAACCTTTCCCAATGCGTCTTTGCTTAGATTCATTGAAATTAGGGTTTGGATTCTGTCTGCAAATTGAACTGCCCGATCCGCCGCGTTTACAAGGCCGTTGATAAAACCTTTACCTGTGGCAATTCCTTCTGCGTTTGCGTCTTGAAAATTGAATGCTTCGGTAATTGAATCTGAAGTGGTTTGAGCAAAGTTTGTAAACTCGGTTTGTGCATCAGTCAGTTTGTCTTTGGCTGTGTCCAATGCTTCAGACAGTTTGTCTTTTAATGCCTTGGCAAATGATTCAACTTCTTTTTTTGCGCCATCAGCGGTGGGGGGAATTTCGTTAAGTTTCCTATTGAATTCGGCGGCGGCATCTCCAGCGCGCATTTGCTGTTGCGATGAAACACCCAACGCTTGATTGTATGCGCCTGTAGTAACAGTTGTTTTATTCATTTGATCAGCGACAAAGCCAATCAATTTTCCGAACGCGCTAATTGGGTTTATGTAATCAAGAATTGTTTTTCCAAAATCTGCAATTTTTGATGTGGCCGTTTTTAATGGGCCAGGCATGTTTTTTAATTCTTGATTTATATCTATCAAATTATTAACAAAATCGGTAGTTGCTGGAAGTAGTTGTTGTCCTAGTTGGATTTGAAAGTTCTTAAATAGTGCGGAAAGGGTGCGTTGGCTGTTGGCCAATCCGTCAGAGGTGCGCGCAAAGTCTCCTTGTGCATCACTGGATTGTTTGTAAATGGCGGATTGTGCTGCCAAAATCTTTTGTTGGGCTGTTAACGCGCCTTTGCCTTTATAAATGCCCAAGGTCATTGCTTCGTGTTTGAGGGTTGCGTCATCAAGCAAAATTCCGTAACGGCGCAATGGTTCTGATTCGCCACGCAAGGCCGCCCCAATGGCCATGACGGCTTCCTCGGGGCTTGTGTTGTTGAACGATGCCAGGTCGGTTGCAAGGGTCACAAAATCGGTTGTGAATAGTCCTAGGTCATCTCCTGCTAAGCCTGCGGCTTTACCAAAAGTACCAAACACGCCAGCGGCGTTGAGAACATCTTGTTTTGATTGCCCAAGAGAAATTGCCGCATCATTGGCAAAATCCTTAACACTTTTTGATGCGCGCCCAAATATGACATCAACTTTTGATGCCGATTCTTGAAAGTCCGATGCGGCTTTAATTGCTGGGGCAATAACCGCGGTAAATGATCCAATGGCGGCGGCCGCTGGAAGTATCGCTTTTTGCAACAGGAACATTGACTTTGAACCTGCACCCTCTAGGGTTGCAAATTCTGCTTTGGCCGCGGCAATTCCTTTCGGGTTGAATTCCGAAATTATGGGGATTCTAATTGCCATCAGTTATCAATTTTCTGTTTGTGTCTTCCATTACATCGTTTACCAAGTCAAGCACAGCCAATTGAACTTGTGCGGCATTGCCTTCATATGCTGGCCACATGACGCGCGATGCGTTGCCTGCGCCACTGTTAATCAGGTTTTGAACAAATGTTGATTCTTTATTTGTGCGGCCTGCCATATCATAAATTGATCCCCAACCTGTTTTTTGAACAATAAAGAATGCGCCGACATCATCGCTTTTTCCTTTGCGTGTGTCAATCTTTGCAACAACACCTTTGGCAACCAAACCGCCATCCCAACCACCAAGGCGTTTGTGCGGTTTTGCCATTCCCGAGAGCGGCGCACTTTTTGGAAATGCAACTTTGGCTTGCTGAATAACTGGCTTCACAATGTCTTTGTAACGCTTTGTATATTCGCGGCGCAACTTAGGATTGATCTTGTTCAGTTCTTTCAAAGCGGCCTTTACGCCATATACCTTGATAGATGCCGTAGTCACTTTTGCCGCCTTTCCTTCGCTTGTTCATTAAGAACACTAATGACTGTTTGAAGGTCGCGTGTATCAAACTCTATATGCGGCGGAAACCATCCTACTGAAACTAACAATTCTGCTAGTTGTCTTCGGTAGGTTCCGCGCCCGTACGGTTTGGGTTTGTCATGTCCACCGTTTCAATTTCCATATCGGGGTTTGCTTCAAGCCAAAGTTTTGGTGTTGCTTCAACTTTGTAATTTGTGCGTTTCAACATGAAGTGCGCCCAAAAAACCATGTCCATGATCCCGATTCCTCGGCCATCAGACACTTTGCGGTTCTCTTGTTTTTCCCATTCTGCAATGCACAACAAGTTGGTTGTGATTGTGACAGGTTCATCACCTGGCGATGGCGTTATCTTTAGTTTCAGTTTCACTTGTTTCTCCTTGTGTCGGGCCAAGTGATGGCCGTGATCAACTGACGCTTAGTGCGCCGCCTGTGAAAGTCAAATCTACTGTGCTTAGTTCGCCCAATGCGCCGTTAATAACTGGCATGGACTCCAAGTAACAATTTGCCAAAGTAAACACTTTCGTTACAGCACCCTCAATGACAGTTGCAACAACTGTTGTTTGTGTGCCAACGATTGATGCCAAAGTTTGGTAGGTCTCACTTGCGGCATACGATTGGAAAAGTGTCATGGTGCATTCATTGTTGTACAAACCGCCTGTATAGGTGCGGCCCGTGTCAGCCAGCGTTGTTTTGTCCAAGGCTTCGCGCAACTGTGTGAACACAATTCCCGTGCATTGGTCAACAAGCGAAACCGCGTTTACGGTAAGTGCTGAAAGGTTGGAAAGATAAGTTGAAGTGGCCATTTGTTACTCCTTAGTCGTTTTCTTGATAGTAGATGATTTTTTTGGTGTTTCGGTGGATTCGGATTCTTCAGCAATAAAGCCGCCATCAATCAATGCTTGAACATTGATCCCAGGGGTTGGTTCAAAATATGCGCCAACAGTTCCGACTTTGTTTGACAGTATTTTTAGTTTCATAATGAACTCGCTTCCATATTGACAATAACTTCATAGCAGGGGTACAACGCGCCACCTATTTCAATTGATGTTGGGCGGCCTTCTGTGATTGCAACATTTGCACCCAATAGTTGGGCGGTCATGTTCAACAGTTTCCTTTGTGCGTCTAGGTTAAATGGCCCAGGAACAATCAGTTGAATTGGAAAAGTTAGTTGAATACGCTTGTTTTTCATTAACGGTGTGGTGAATGTGGGGGCATTAATAAACGCGCAAGCGGCTTGAATGTTCCGTGGATCGGTCACAATCGGTATGGCTGGGGTGATCGTGTTTAGCGTTGTTGCAAGATCGTCTAACGCTTTGTTTAGTAAGTCGGTGTAGGCGGTTGGCATTTAAGCAACCTGGGGGCGTGATATGCCTAATAATTGTTGCACAATGGCCGACAATGCCATTGGTGGTGCGCTTCCCATTTCGTTGAATGATGCAAAGGTGTCTACAGAACCGCGCTGGCGGTAAAGCGCGCCGCCGTACATCACAGTTCCAAGTTTGACATCCTGTGAAGGAACTGTCCCCAATGCGTCAAAATATCCGCTTTCTTGTCTGCGTCTAAATGCGAACTGATTGCTTGCGGCCGCACAGATAGTCAAAAAGGTTTGGTCAGCGGCCGTTGCAGTTGATAAATACAACCAATCTGCTATGTCATTTGCCGTGATCCAAGTACAAACAGGTGCGTAAGTAATCGTTCCAGCGGTGGTGAATGTGTAATCAACATTTGCGCCAGTACAAGCAAACAGAACTTGATTCTGCCTTTGCACAAATTCATTGAACATTGGAAACCCTGTTTGGGCATCAATGCCAATGAATTCATGCTCGGGCAAATCCAGCACCGTAAAAGTACCGTTGAAGGGAGAACCTAAACTTGCAACTGTTATTGATTGACCAACTGCAATTTCATTATTTTCTAATGTTTGCAGAACGGCGTAGTTATCAATTAGCAGTTTGCTTGTGATGTTGTAAGTAGCCATGGCGGTAAAGCCGCCTTTCTACTAAGCGATTGTGATTGCTTGAATGAACTGGCTTCCTGCAACTGC